CTTTTTGAAAAAAGTCGAACTATAAGCGGTAAACAATTGTTTGTCTCCGCTACAAAAAAAAGAAGCAGATTTTTCAATCTGCTTCTTTTTAGTAGCGGAGACAGGATTTGATTGTTTATTTTCCACTTCTCTAAACGCCTTATTTTCAACACTAATATTGTTTGAAAAACGGCTTTTTTGCATGATTTTGTCTTTATTTTGTCAATTTACAGAATTACGAATATTCTTATTCAGTATATTTTTTAGAAAGATGTGGGTATGTTTCGTTTAGGGAAATGTGGGTACATTTTATAAATTACTCGAAATCCATTTTTGTGTTCAGATTATAGAATTTGTGCTCTGAATCGTATTTGGAAGGCTTAAAAATTACTTTTTTAAATCTTAGTTCATTAAAAAGATCATTAAAATCAGTTTGTGTTTGAAGAATATTCGAATTCATAGAGTAATCAGACGATATAAGTTCAATTATAGTATTTCGAGCTCCCTTTACATTGATTGTCATATCATATTTCCACATTTCGTCAGCTAAAATATTGCCAAATTTTTTTCTTAATTGAGGCCAATTGCTAGCTCTCGTCTTTTTTAATTTTTTTTCGGTTTTTTCCGCTCTTCTATGTAAAGAATCAATATTAGTTGATTTTGCAGCATCGATTTTGTCTTGTATCTCGTTAAAATCCCTTATTATTATACCTATCGCTTTTGTATTGTCTTGATAATTGTCGAGAAAAAAATAATTTAACTTTTCTTCTGCTATTTCCAACTGATTTAAAAGCTCTTTGTTTGATTGATCAGAAATTAATTTATTACTAATTATCGATCTTTCTTCCTCCATAGCTTTAATTTTCAATAGTAGTTTTTGCGCTTCTTCATAATCCTTATGACCTGGGTTTATTTCACTTGCGGTCATGAACGCATATGCTAATTCGTTTGTATTGAAATATTCAATTGCCTTTGAATATTTACTTTGACAACTCAAAAATAATCCGACAAAAATAATTAAGGTCAATAACTTTCTCATGATGTGATATTTAGATTATATTTTGTGTTTAAAATTACCCTGCAGCTGAACGGTTTTCGTGATCTACATTTTCGTCTTTCTCTCTCTCAAGCAGGTAAAGATTCATTTTTATTAAATCGCTGACCTGCTTTTCCTTATCGATATATTTTTGTCTTAAAGTCAATAACTCTTCAAAACACTTATCATATAATTCCCGCAGAGTCTCCTGGTCCTCCGGTTGTAGATTAAGCGTTGTCTTTTTTAGCATCGGTTCATTGCCGGTCAATAGCCATTCCGGAGAAATCTCATTTATTTTGAATAATATTATATTCAAAACATCAATGCTTGGAGATGAGCCTCGTTGATAACTTTGAAGTTTTGAGAAAGAAATTCCAATTCTTTTTGAAAATCCCCGCAATGAATCTATTTCTAAATAGCTCATTATCTGCATTAATCTATCATAAAATAAATTTTGCATAATATTTTATTCAAAATATTTGGAAGCGAATAATATTTTATTCACTTTTGTAATCGTTACCGCAATCGTTACCACAAATGTACCCTGTTTTAAATGGATAAATATAGTAAAAATACACCACTACAGTACGGAGACGCACTTTTGATCGCTAAAAAAGTTCGTACAACTTCTTTATATGTCCGTAAGGTTCTTTCTCAGTATAGAAATGGGAAAGTTCGCTTTTACGGAGAGAAAGCAAAGAAAATAATTCGGCTTGCCAACAAAACTTAAATATTGGTTTGAGAGGGGGGCTGATCTGGTAGCGGCCTGGGGATAAATCCTCGATAATTCCCCTCTTTTTTTATTACAACTGCCAGGCATAAAATACCAGATTTATGAATAATTATCTTGCAGCTCTTAATCAAACATTAGAGCATGACTCCCCGGGACTGGAGCTTTTCTCAAAAGGTCCTAACAAGCTTAGAGGTACTTTTCGCGGTTTAGTTTACGAAAACTACTCAGATCTTCCTTCAGAAGCAAGGTTTGCTCTTGCTCGCTGTTTACAACCTTACAATTCAACTTACGATTCACTCGCTCGCAAATTTGGCCCTCTTGAAGCTGAAGAACGCCTATGTTGGTGTCTTTTTGGCAATCTTGATGGATCTGTTGATGTGAATGTTGACAGGAACACTGTAAACATTGAAGTCTCTTCTCACTGTACAGTTTGCCAGTATAGCAAGCCGTTCTGTCATCGTGTGCTGCCCGGTTTGACACAACGTCAACAGGAATGCATCCAGTTGATGAGGTTAGGTAAAACAGATAAAGAGGTTGCTCAATCTCTTGGGATATCTGTACACACAGTCATCAATCACATGACTAATGCTGTCGGTCGTATTCGTGACCTCAAAGGCAGTAATGTAACAAGATCATATATCATTAATGAATTGACACTCGCAGGAGTGTAAGGAGAACAGCATGAACGCACAAGATTACAGAGAGCTATTAGCTCCTCAGTTTCCTTCGTCGGTAAAATTTAAAGGGTTTCAGGTGGTTTGGTTTTTATATAATGGTGGCATCGAAAAAGGTGTGATAAGAGATGTTTATCAATATCCATCGATTCAACCGAGATACACAATAATTTATTTGGACGAAGAACTTGAAGTACATCTAGTAGAGATACACGAATCAGCCATTTTTAGTTCTCTTGAAGATACTGCTGAATGGTGCAAAACAATGATGAACGAATCTGACAGGTATCACACTTTAAAGCATTATCAGAAATATTATGCAAGTATTGACGATAACATGATGATTCCGATTGATGAATACCTGGCTTCTAAAATGATTTAATTATGAAACTAACTAAAGACGAAGCTAGAATCCTGGCTGCTGCCCTCAGGGATGCTAAATATGAAATTAATGATGAATTCAAAGGCTCATCCACTGACGAACAGAATAACCTTTTTAACGCTCTGGAAAACTTGGAAAACAGACTATTAAAATTTGGGGCTGATATGAGAAGAACGGGTCGTACATCCTCAAATTGGTTCTCTGACTGCGTTAAAAGATTTATCAAAACATATATTAAAAGCATATCATGAGGAACTCAAGTAAACGAATGGTAACTGTCATTCAGGGTGATGGCAGACCTTTTAAGGCACAGAAACAAGGTCGTAACGAGGAGTGTCGTTGTGGCTCCGGAAAGAAGGCAAAGAAGTGCTGCGGGGTTGAAACGCAATATTATGTAAGAAAGAAAACTAATGAAGGAATCCAATAATTAACAACACTATCAATGAAAAAAACACAGAAAAAAGAAGAAGTCCTGAATGGGAATATCCAGGACAAAGTAAAATCGTTTGAGGACGCTTGTCAGTTTTTAGGACTTGATCCTAAGCATCTACCGGTTGTAGATAATCTCCCGGAGAAAGATCAGAATGCAATAATTGCATTTTATAAGCTTACAATCATCATCCGTGCCCTTAACGAGGGATGGGAACCTGATTGGAAGAACTGGGATGAGCACAAATATTACAACTATTTCTATATCCGTTCGGGCTCCGGTTTCGTCTACTCGACTACGCATTATTCGGATGCGTGTACGCATATCGGCTCCCGGCTTTGCTTCAAATCACGCGAACTGGCCGTGTATGCCCTTTATCAATTCAAGGAATTGTATCTGCAGTATCTTCTCATAGATATGCCTGAAGCATCAATGGTTGAATAATTTAATCAAGCAACTATATGAAAACATTACAGATTGACGAAAAGAATGCTAGGGCATTATATAAAGGAGCCTCAAAAGAGTTTAAGGCAACTCTTGAGGACACTTTTGGAAAGGAGTTTTTCTCCGGTAAAATCACAGATCGGATTAAAACTTTTAAGGATGCTTGTGTTGAGCTATTTATTGAACCGGAAGAAGTTCTTATTGACTTGCAAGGAAGTGCCTCTGCAGATGAAGTTGCGTATCGCAAATTAAAGGTCATAGCTGCAGCTCTCAATGAAGGATGGTCACCTGACTGGAAGGATTCAAGTGAGTACAAGTACTATCCTTGGTTTGAGTACAGCCGTTCGGGCTCCGGTTTCGTCTGCTCGGATACGTTTTGTACGCATACGTATGCGATGATCGGCTCCCGGCTTTGCTTTAAATCTTCGGACTTGGCAAAATATGCCGGCACTCAGTTTATAGATATTTATAATAAATACTTACTAGCAAAATAATATTTATGTCATTAGAGGACGATGGATCTCTAGCGTGTTTGGGAATACCTCCTGATGAAAATCTCAGGAGGTTTAACTGCCAGGAGATAACACAGCAGAAACTTATAAATCGCACTTTTTGGGTTATTGATTTCTTTGATAATGTAAAGACAAGATATGGTGATAATCGTTTTCTGGTTAAAATCAAATTTGATGTGAATCAGGATGATTCTGAAGCTCGTAAGTTTTTCACAAACTCATATGAAATAAAGTATGTGCTTCAGAAAATCAAAGAGATGAATAAGTTTCCACGCAAAGTGACCATGCAAGCTTCCGGGACACGGTATTATTTTGAATGATTAAGGTTGTCTGCTCTATGGGTGTGCCGTTCGGGCTCCAGTTTCGTCTACTCGAATACGAATTATACGAATACGAATACGAATATCAGCTCCCAGCTATGTGGGAAAACAAAAGAGCAGAGACCTTGCCCCTTGGCAAAAGATAAACGATTAAAAAGAGTGTTGGTAAGGAAACTGAAGGCTCTCTTAAAACCAGCAAAAACAATGAAAAGACACGGAAATATGTACGATAAGATCTGCAGCATTGATAATCTGATTCTGGCCGATAAAAAGGCTCGAAAAGGAAAGTTATGTTCATACGGAGTCAGAAGGCATGATGTAAACAGAGAGAAGAATATTCTCAAATTACATCAGGACCTAATGGCCGGATCTTATCGTACTTCAAATTACACAATCTTCAAGATTTATGATCCTAAAGAGCGTGAAATATACCGTTTGCCATACTATCCGGATAGGATTGTTCATCATGCAATAATGAATCACCTGGAGCCATTATTTGTATCTGTTTTCACAAATGATACATATAGCTGCATTAAAAATAGGGGAATTCATGGAGCCCTGGTCAATTTAAAGAAAACACTCCGGCAGTATCCTGCGGGTACTCAGTATTGTTTGAAATTGGATGTTAAAAAGTTTTATCCATCTATTGATCACGATGTGCTCAAGAACATTCTTCGTCGTAAAATCAAAGACACACAATTACTGCAGCTGTTGGATGAGATTGTTGATTCGGCTCCAGGCGTTCCAATCGGCAATTATCTCTCTCAGTACTTCGCAAACCTCTATTTAACATATTTCGACCACTGGATCAAGGAAGAGAAGCATGTCAAATATTACTTCAGATACGCTGATGATATTGTGGTGTTGCATAACAGTAAGGAATCTCTCCGGGATCTCTTCATCGAGATGCAAGATTATCTCATAAACAATCTGAAGCTGACAGTTAAGGATAATTGGCAGATTTTCCCTGTAAAGTCGAGAGGTATTGATTTCCTGGGATATGTATTTTATCACTCACATATCTTGCTCCGCAAGGGAATAAAACAACGGTTCTGCAGGCGCGTATCGAAGATTAATAAGAAGAATCTATCTCCGAAAGAATATCTGCAGTCCATCTGTTCCTGGATCGGGTGGGCGAAGCATTGTGATAGTAAGCACTTGTTAAATAAAATATTAAAGCAATCAAAATAATTATGGAAACAACTACTCTTTTACTCATTGGCTGCCTATGCATTATTTGCTTACTGGCCATCGGTTCTGTTGGAGCAATTACCTATTTAAAAGAACAAATTAAAACGCTTAAAGATGAAGTTACAAGAATTAAGGGAGTCGGGTCTGGAATCGGATCTGATTCGGATAAATCGTTTCGTTACGAAGATAGGCAGTCTTCGTGCTAGCCAAAGGGCGTACTTCAAGGATCGCCAACATAAGGATCTTGTACAATCGAAAATATTGGAAAGTGAGATTGATGCCTCTCTATCAGATATAATCAAATCAGCATCAAAAGTTTTAACAGCATTTAATCTACTAGAAGATGGACCTAAATCAGAAACAGACAAACACGATATTGAAAGCCCTGCAGATAGCGAGCTACTTCACGAAGACAGTATACGCTCAACAGGCGATGGAGGCAATGATCTCTTCTCCAGCGACGGAGAGAAGAGAGATGTTTCTCTCCCTTCAGGTTACTACCGTTGATTCTGCAGCTGAATTTGATGCCTTAATTCCCGATTTTAAGGAGTTGTCCAGTCGTTACTATAAACAACAAGATGAGTAAGCTATGACAATAATTACCCATGATGGTACAGAGTACCTGCCCGTATTGTTTGGTAGTATTGAGAGTTTTGAACCATCAGACAGCACCACTTGCATTCTTGATTGCGAGCCCCGGGAACTTGATATGTTTGGTAATGTGGTGCATCACAAGATCAAGGTTTCTGAAGTGAAGTATTTCAAAGGTACTTTGATGATGACGCCGGTTATTCTTCCTAAATCTCATTATAAGATAAACAGTCAAGACAATGGCTAGAATAGAGAAAGATGACGTTCTCCTCGCAACTGAAGGAGGAAAGAATGTAATTCTGGAATACTTTCCCCAATCGTCCGTAGGATTCTCTTCTCGCAGAAACTTCCGGTTAAGGGGTGATGACAAAAATCCGTCTGCTTCTGTGTATCAAAAGGACGGAGTTTGGTTTCTCCAGGATAAAGGAGGAGGAGACAATAAAGCACATACGGCTATTTCTCTTGTGATGGAACAGGAAGGGGTTTCTTTTCCTCAGGCACTTGAGCTGATTGCTAAAAAATACGCTCCTCATCTTCTTGAAGATAAAGTTTCTTTATCTGCCGGACCAAAACCACGCATCGAGAGGGCTTCTCCTTCAGATAAAATAGTCGTTAACCTACGTGAGTCCGGAATATTCACGCCTAAGGAACTTGAGAGACTTGGATATAACATAGAGCAGAAGCATTGCGAAGATTTCCGGTTGAAGCCGGTTGATTCTTACATATCAAAGCGTAATGAGAAAGGAGAGTCTTGGCAGTTTTTCTCTACAGAGGAATATCCAATATATCTCTACGATTATGGTTCTTTCGGAAAGCTATACCAACCACTTGGCGACTTGAGGTTCTTATATGTTGGTGAGAAGCCTGAGGATGCCATATTCGGGGATGATAAGTTTTTAAGGCTATTTGCCGATGCTAAAAAGGGATCATTTCCTGAGGTTGACAGAGAATCACATACGGATGAAAGGTGGGAAGAACTCGTTCTTTGTTCTGGCCCCTCTGATGCCCTTAATGTTTACGCTTCCGGATATCATGTCTGTTGGCTCAATAGTGAGTCATCAAGGCTTTCTCCTTATGAGTTTTCCTTATTGACCAGGTTGTCAAAAAAAGTATTTATTTGCTACGATATTGATGATACCGGGCTTAAGCGGATGTTTCAATTGGCGTTGACATATTTGGATCTAAATATTATTGTTCTCCCGGAATCACTTAGAAAAATTCGTGCCCGGGGAGGAAAATACTGTAAGGATGCAAAAGACTTTTTTGTTCACTACAGACGGCCAGAGCAACAAAACCCTCGCAAACTATTTGATCAACTCGTTAAACTTTCCTATTCGTTGAAGTTTTGGGTAGATAAGAAGGATAAGAAAGGGGATTTTGTAGGGTATGACATCAATAATGAGCAATTATACGCGTTTCTCAATGCAAGTGGGTTTTGGAAGATAGAAACGAGTACCAATAAAAAGGGATATACCTTTTGTTTTGTAAAGGATAATGTTGTTGAACTCATTGATGAGGACAGTGTCTCTTCTATGTGTTCAAATTATCTGATTGATTACCTAAAGGAACATCCGGAATATTACTCACAGCAGCTTGTAAATGCGATCCACAGAAGCAATCAAATTAAGATTGGATCCTTGGACAAGCTAAAGACAATAACACCGAATTTCGAGGCTTTTGATAAGCATTCTGATGCCTTCTTTTTCCGGAATGCAGTTGTGCGGGTTACAGCTACCGGCATCGAAGTATTAAAGCCCGGATATGGGGATTACTATGTATATAAACACAAAATAATTGACCACGATTTCTCGATAGAGAAGCCTCTGTTCGAGGTCAATTATACCAAATCCTTTTCTACTTTAATCAATCAATATAAATCCGGCGACCTCGCCCCCCTCTCCCCCGAGCGCGTTGCGCTGAAAAAGAAAATTGACGCTTTGCCCGAAACTGAAAAGTATGAAGTGTCAATTGCGGATTGGGAATTTTCGTTCATGCGTTATATCTATAACACCGGCCGGCTATACTGGAGGAAAGAAGAACTCGGCCATTCGTTGTCTGAAGAGGAAAAACAGGAAGTGGATCTTCATTTTGTCAATAAAATCACTGCGCTCGGTTATCAGATATTTAAATATAAAGAGGCTGGCCAGGCATACGGAGTTTATTCGATGGAATTAGAAGGTGCCGATATCGGTCAACACATGGGGGGTACCGGAAAATCTTTATATATCTCTTCGATTGAACAGGTCCGTAAACAACTTTGTATAAATGGTCAGGATTTACAGCAAGACAAATCCGAGTTTATGTTTGCCGGGGTTGAAAGAAATATTACTGACCATGTCTTTTTTGATGACCTAAACGAGTTTGTTGATCTGCACAGATTCATGCCAATGATTACCGGCAAGATGACTGTAAACGCAAAATATGCAAATGCATTTGTTCTTGATTATAAAGACAGTCCAAAGGTTGGGTTCACATCAAATCACGGAATAAAAAATTTCGACGCTTCGCTTAGGAGAAGAACCTGGTTTACGGCATTCAGTTCTTACTATCATCCGGAGGATCCAATGAAAGGGATGAAGGAAAGAAGTCCATATACTGAATTTGGTAAAAACTTGATTACGGATTACACGCCTGTAGAGATGAATAAGTTTTACAATTTTATGTTGTCCTGTCTCTCTTCTTATTTAAAATTCCGTGTTCGTATACAACCGCCAATGGGACAGATTGAAAAACGTAACATACAGCGGGCGATTGGTGATGAATTTATCTGGTGGGCTGAAGATTATTTCAATGAGGATAGATTAAATACAATGGTAAATAAGCATACTGCATTTGAAGCTTATCGTGCAACTCTTAATGAAAAGGTTGCCCGGATGATAAAGATAAATACATTCAAAAATCGCTTGATTCAGTTTTGTCAATACAAAGAATGGATATTTAATCCGGAACACCTCTTAACTACAGAATCAGATCGAGAACGCAATGAAATCCGGAAGAAAGAAAATGGAGAAGATCAATACTTTTATTTTATCTCAACCATGCCGCTTGATGATGATAATTCTTCCGAATATGATGATGACTTGCCTCCTATTTAATTAAAAAAATTTAAGCCTATATGAAAAAAATAAATGAATGTGTTCAGTTTCCCTTTTCCTTTGCCCTTTTGCCCCAAGAAAAAAAATATCTTTATAATAATAAGAAAATCAACTTGTTAAAGGTAGGGCAAAATCAGGGCAATTTGGGGCATTTTGGTTTTTGTTCGCCCTTTTGGGGCAACTTTGGGGCAACTTTTATTGTTTTAAAAACAAGCATGTATATAATTGATTATCTATTGTTTATGTTGTTATTAAAAATATTTGGGGCAAATCGGGGGCAAAACCCTCTATTCAAATTGCCCCGATGATAATCAGTAAGTTACAGCATTTGGGGCAAAAGGGCAGCGTTTAGCGGAAACTTTACTCACTATTTTTTTAATTTTTAGAAAACATGGAAAAATACCCATATAAAGATGAAGATACCGGTTGTTGGATTTATGACAATGTTCCGGACACTATGACAAGGGCTAATGTTACAGATATTAAGATTGGATCCCTGATTCTCTATCGTGGAGAGCTTGGTAGTTGGAAGGATCTGTTTATTGCTACAAAAATAAGGCAATCAAGCTTTGACGTTGCTAAAAGTTGCATCCGCCGAGGGCTTGATGTGTATGTGAAAAAAATTGGGGTTTAATTCGGTTGATAAATGATTAATCTTTGAATTATGAGAATGACTGTTGATGTAAAGGTAGGACTGGCAATAAAGGAATTTATTCTTTCAACAAATGGTTCTGATGTTTTGGATCCGGATAAATATACTATTCTCTGGTGTCTCATGAAGCAACACTTGGTAACTGTGCCCGGTACCTATAGACCATTAGCCGACAGGAAGGAATTTATATATATAACTCTACGAAATAAGAACGGAGTAAAGACTTACAGCGTGGTTAAAGATAAGAGAGTTGCCATAAGTACGCTCTTCTACTCATATTTAACTCCTCAGGGCCAGGCTGTAATAAGGAGACACTTTGAAAAAGAGTTTAAAGCAGCTTTCCGTAACTATATGAAAGGGGCTTTGAACAATAATCCTGACATGAAAATCAATGATGCAATAGAGGAGTTCTTGAATGATCATAATGTTACCATGAATTATATTTCGGTTTCTATGTTGCAAAAAGACTGGTACAGGTATAGAATAAAATGTGTCACATCAAATGTTTGTCCATTATGCTTTTAATAAATATTACATCCCCTTCGTGTCCGATAAAAAAACAGTGTTTAAATAAATATTACATCCCCTTCGTGTCCGATAAAAAAATAGTTTTTAAAAAATATTACATCCCCTTCGTGTCCGATAAAAACGATTAAAATTTAAGATATATGAAACTTGGAATTGAGTCTTTAGAATTTATTCCGGCTGCTAATTGCAGAAACTGGAGTTTTGTACCACGCAACGGATCAATTGATATTACAGCGTTTATCACAGCTGCTTTTTCTGCAATTGATTTTACTTCTTTGATGTGTTCGTTTGAAGAAGAGTGGCTTGATGATGCTCAGGGGAAGTACAGCCAAATTAACATCACCGGTACAATCAGAACAATAAAGAAAGCAGCGGCAAAGCAGACATTACAAAAGTTGTTGACCGGAAAGTATATTTTCCGGGTTAAGGCAGCTTCCGGGGAGAAATTTATAATCGGTAGCCTGGATTATCTTCCAAAATTTGCTTTTAAAAACATAATTGAGGGATTGACTACCTCAGAATATCAACTTACCATCTCTCTTAAATCGCCTCACGGATCTATTACAGACACTTCTGTTTAGTCCTTTCATTAGCATAGGCTGAGACTCATATTTGTATTGAAATGTCAATTACAAATCTCATTCTATGCAATATTCCTTCATAAAATCAATAATGGAGAGCGTTTGGATGATTAATCCAAGCGCTGCTTCTGCTTATTATCCTCTTTTAAAAGGGGCTCTATCCGGATTGGAATTTGCCCAGGAAGCGGAGCCAGAGGATTCGGTTCCTTTTATTATCGACTCTTCAGGTATTGCGAGGCCGATTGAAAATCTTTGGGACATAGAAGATCCTAATGAGCAATATGTATTTGTCTCAGTTCTTCGGGGCGTTGTTCTTAAACATGATGCAATGTGTGGTCCTCGTGGAATGAGAACACTTGCTCAACGAATGCTAAAAGCGGACAATAACAGACAGGTTGTTGGCCATCTTTTGGTAACGGAGTCCGGAGGAGGAATGGCAGCTGCTGTTCCGGAAATGTCAGATGCGATAAAATCACTTACAAAACCGGTTGTTGCCTGGATAGATGGGATGTCTGCTTCTGCAGCTTATTACATAAACTCCTACTGTCAACACATCATGGCTTCAAGAGCAACGGACGAAGTTGGATGTATTGGCGTAATGATACAGTTCCAGGGGCTTCCAAAATACGCAAAACTTGAGGATGGGACCATTGCTGTAAGAGTATATGCCGATGGCTCAGAAGAGAAGAATCTTGAGTTTGAGAACGCACTGGAAGGCAACTTTACTCTCATAAAGGAGAGAATGCTTAATCCTCATTGCGAACAATTTAAGGCAGATGTTAGGATCAATCGCAAGAACGTGACAGAGGAACAATTGAAAGGCCTCACATTTAAAGCTTCTGATGTCGTTGGGTCTCTCATCGACTCAATTGGCACATTTGAAGATGCTGTTGCGAAGGTAATTGAACTAGCAAGTGTCGTTCAGCCGCTAAAAGAAAATTCATCAAAACCACAAAATACAAAAACAATGAGTTCGTTGAAAAATCTCAACCAAATCGCGTCAGTAAAAGACTTTGTCATTACTGAAGGTCAAGCCTCATTCAATGAAGGACAGCTGCAAGATATTGAAGCTGCTCTGGTCGTTGGAGTCCAGGCGTCAGAGAAGGTAGCTCAGCTTGAGGCTGAGAAAACTACTCTGACAGAAACCGTCTCTGCAAATGAGACTGCTATATCAGCTAAGGATGCGCGCATCACTGAGCTTGAAACTGCTCTTGCAGCAGCAACCAAACAGGGTGCCGCTGATGAAGGAAGTAATATTATCAAACTGACTGATGGCAAAGATAAGTCTGAGCCGGAAGATGAGTTTGCTAATGCTAAGCAATTCTGTGAAAATCATTTAAAAAACAGTAGATAATGGCAGAACTTGACATTAAAGCTGCTCTGATTGGATCAGGGCACAAATTCCGCAAGGAAATTCTTCTCATGCCGGTAGTAGCTCTCTCAGACACTACCAATCACATGACCATACGCTACGGTGTACGTGGCAAGGAAACGGTAGGTGAGGCCCGTTCCGGTGCAAAACTAAGACCTTACAAAACTGCAAAGGGTGAGACAAATACTGCCTCTATCGATGGACGTACCCTGGAGACCTTTTTGGGTGACGTTGTAGAGGAATTTGACCCTTATACTCTCTATAGCACTGCTTATTCAGAGCCTCTATCTAAAAAGAGAACGGAGCTGGAGGTAGTTAAGACTTTAGCTGTCGAGATGTCTAAACAAGCGACTGAAGATCTTCCTAGAACTATTTTCACTGGTGTTCGTAATGCTTCCGGAAACGAAACTATGGATCTTTTTGATGGTTTTGATACCATTACCATTGCTGAGAAAGTTGCCGGAAATATCTCTGTCGCAAAAGGCAACTTCATTGAACTGGGAGGAATTAACGCCGCCAACGTAGGTGATAAGCTGAAAGCTATTTACAGCGGAGCCTCTCAGGTGTTGAAAAACGGGAAAACTAAACTGTTCATTCCTGTAGATATCAAGGAAATGTACGATGAGTGGGCTCTTGCAGCATTCGGACCTGTAGTATACAACACACAGTATGAACAGACTTTCCTGCATGGTACAAACAAGAAATGCGAACTTGTAGATCTTCCCGGAATGATCGATTCAACTCACATGTTTCTTACTACAAAGAACACAATGCTCGTTGGTGTAGACCAGATGTCTGACCAGGAAAAAGTAGAGATCAATAAATGTGACAACCCTAAGGCTGTTCAGTTCTTTATGACTGCCTTTTTCGGCGCTCAGTTTGAGTCTATTCATCCAAAACGCCTCATGGCTGCTCACTTCTCAGTTATAGATGTTCCTACTGACTCACCAGTTCTGGGATCAGATCAGGAAACTGTCGTTTGTAACGATACTGAAGTAGCTGCAACTTCGACCAAGACTGTAGCTATTACAGGTGCAAACCTTACAGGTTCTGTCGAATTGGCTGTACAAGGTGCCGGCTTCACTCTTTCTGCTTACGAAGTAACCAAGGCTCAGGCCGAGGCTGTTGGTGGCAAAGAGATAACTGTTACCTTCTCTCCTCTTGCAGCTCAAAACTACATAGGTAAGATCATTGCCACATGTGGAGATGTATCTGTAGAGATTAATCTTACAGGTACCGGTATTGCAACTCCTGTGTTATCAGCTGTTCCTTCTCCTGTAGCTTGTGACAATACTGTTGCAAATGCAACTTCGACCAAGACCGTAGTTATCTCAGGTGCAAACCTTTCTGGTAATGTAGAACTGGCTGTACAAGGTGCCGGCTTCACTCTTTCGGCTTACTCGGTAACTAAGGCTCAGGCTGAAGCTGCTGGTGGTAAGGAAATCACTGTAACATTCGCTCCTTTGGCTGCTCAGGCTTACTCAGGTAAGATTGTAGCTGTTGGTGGCGGTGCATCTCTCACTATTAATTTAACCGGTACTGGTACCGCTGAATAAACATGCCAAATTTAACACTTGGAAATCTTGACTGGCCAAACGGCAAGGTCAATCCTTCGGGAATCGTTCCGATAGCCTATAGAATACCTCGCGCTGACATCACTGCATGGCCGACCATCTCTGATGATCCTAGCGTAGCTGCGACTATCGGAGCTTTTGTAAACTACCTCGGTGACTTCGTTCTAGCTGCCGGTAAAAAGTGGGAAACAATCTACTCCACTCAGGGCAAAGGGAAGGCAACTTTCGAACCTGTGGGTGAGCTTGATGCAACCATGTATACTAACAAGGGTACTCTTTCTTTTCCGGATGTTACTGATGAAGTAAGGGCTTATGCCAAGATGGCTGCCAACGGAGATTATGTGTACCTTATACATACTCCAAACGGGAGATATCACGTCATTGGTAATGTGAGTTATCGTGTGAGGACTTCTCTCTCGGGTGACACAGGAGATGCAGCCGGCTCGGCAAAAGGCGTAACAATCAGCCTTGAGTGTTCGGATGTAACTCCACTGCCTTTGTACAAGGGTGACCTGGTTACGGCCGCAGGTTCTCTGGACATTGAGACAGGAGTATTCACACCTGCAGGAGCTTAACATGCAGGAAATACTCAACTGGTTAAAAGAAGCGAACCCCGATTTTGATCGGGGTTTTGCCCTATTCTGCCAGTATTCACGTAATCAGTCTTTTATAAATTATATTGGCCGTAAGAGACAGATGGAAATGCTCAAGTATGAGCTTGAAAAGCTTTCGACAATGCCGAAACTTACTCCAAATCCTTTTTATAAAGCTAACCCTGCGCAGTTTGGCGGGACCATAGCAAGCGCACCGGTTGAAGTTGTAAAGGAGAAAAAAGTTGTTGTTATTGACGAGCGAAGAGTGAACAGGGAAGATCTCCCGGTTGCACTTCAGGAGATTTATGATGTGATTCTTGAGGACTATAAGGCACAGCGGTCTGTCCATGAAAAGATGAAGAATGCAAATTCGGATATTGGCCGGGCAGACTTTCGCTCACAGCTTGTTGCACTAACAACAAAGATTAAAGATAATTGGGCAATTATTGACCAGGGATTTGTTCCGAAGCCTGCCGCGAAGACAGAATCGGGAATCAGCTCACAGGTTAATTCAGCCAGGGCATACATATCAAAGATGATATCAAAGGATCTTACTGATGATCAGCGTGAGTTGGTTAAAGCGAAGATGAAAATCATCATGGATGCCGGGGCTACCCTGAAACCCGAAACTCTTCAAAAGCTAAAAGACAAAGGTTTTTAATCGTTTTCCTGATATCAGGAAGATGATATCGTTTCCGTCCTTTAATACCCGGCTTAGGTCGGGTATTTTTGTTTTATATGGAGCACTCGTTGAAGATCCCTTCAATTCATATAGAAAGGGCGGATTCCTGGTCTATTCTTGAGGGGATGTTGAAATACACTCAACAGCCGTGCGACGTCGTAATTTGCTCGTTTGCGATTGCTGAAGGGTGGGTAAAAAGGCTCTGGAAGATGAAGAGTTCAGGGAGGATTAAAAAAATCACAGTTGTTTTGGATTATGCTGTGATGATCCGGCACCGTGAAAAGTTGATTTTGCTTGAAAATGTTGTTGACAGGATATATCTCAACAATACTCATGCAAAGCTCCTAATGGTTGAAAGCTTGGATTTTTCTGCTGTTGCGGTTATGAGCGCAAATGCAACAATGAATTACAGAATAGAGACATTTTACGTAACTAACAGGACAGATGAAGTTCACACTATAAAGGAAGATTTAAAACGGATATATGATAACTCAAATTCAATTAGATCAGGTAAAGGAACTGGCGGGCCTCTTCTTCACTCTGAAGGAGATATCCCTATTGACGGGAATTGATTCGGAAGAGCTCACCAGGGAAGTTATGTTTGGCCACTCGGAGGTCAATAATGCGTATTGGATAGGGAAACTGGAGGCTCAGAAAACTTTGAGGATGAATACTAGGGATTTTGCAAAGAAAGGATCTCCCCAGGCAGAAGAGAAAATGCTTGAGCATTTACAGGATATGAACGAAGCTGAACAATAATGGCACGACAAGACACATTTGACCTTATTACTCAGGCTCTTTTTAGTATAGAAAAGAGGAATGAGCTCTCCGAGGGAGATCTGAAGATATTAGAACGTCTCCGGGATGTATATACGATTTGGCTAGATAAACCGACCATGACCGATGCCAATATCCGGGATTATATCATGGTTAATTATGAATCAACAAAATCTGCGGCATACACTGATATTGCTTTGCTTAAAACAGTTTTGGGCAATGTACCGGTAGCAAATAAGGAGTTTTATCGTTATAAAGCCAATTTCATTCTTGACCAGGCACACGCGGCAGCCGTGGCAGGCAATGACAGGAAGGCCAAGGTACTTGCCAAAATAGCTGAAGGCATTGCGTACAACAATCGCACAAATGAGGATGACGGAGAGAAGCTTCCGTTTGATCAGATTATTCCTAAAGATCTTTCGTTTTCAATTGATCCGAGTGTGGCAGGAGTTAAACCGGTTAAAGGGATTAGGGAAACAGCTGAAAAACTGTTTAAAAAATATGATGGAGAAATAGAACTGGACATATCTAATTACACTGATTTTGATGAGCAAGAAAATTTACCTGAATAGAGCACAACAGGAGGCAATGCTTGTTGGCGCAAATACTGAAGTGATTATCGCAGGTAGGAGATTTGGCAAATCATTTGGTATTATTGCTCCACGATTAATCAGGAATGTACAGATGATGCCAGGGAGTACGGGTGGCTTCGTTTCTTCTTCTTTTAAACAAGCTCACATGAGAACGCTTCCTGCTATGTTGCTTGGCCTGGCAGAGATGGGATATAAAAGAGATGTGCATTACGTCCTGGGTAAACGACCTCCAAAGAAAATGAACTTTGCAAAACCGATTGTTGAGCCCAATAACTTTGATGATGTAATGTCCTGGTATAACGGATCGAATCTTACAATTATCTCCCAGGATATCAAGATGTCATCCAACTCAATGACTTTAGATTATATAATTGGAGATGAATCAAAAGGTCTCAGCTATGATAAACTGAAGGAAGAGACGTTTCCGGCAAATGGTGGTACCAGAAGACACTTCTCCGATTGTCCCTGGCATCATGGTAACATCTTTGTTTCAGACATGCCGGTTGCTAAGTCAGGCAAATGGCTGCTAAACTACAGAGAGAAGATGGATCCGGAAGTGATTGATACCATTAAGGACTTAATGGCTGAATGGCATCGACTCCAGGCATTGCCTGACAGCGATTATAAACTTCGTACAATACGGGAAACAGAAAAATATATTGCACAGCTTAGATCAATCGCAGTATTCTATAAAGAGTGGTCAACCTTTGAAAATATTGATATTGTTGGGGTGTCATACATTAAACAAATGAAGAGAGATCTGCCCCCTCTTGTATTTCAGACATCAATCATGTCAAAACGTATTGAACGTCTCAAGGATGGATTCTATCCCAATTTCAATGAGAAAGTACATACCTATATTGCAAACAATAATAAGCCATTGATTGACAGTCTGTATGACTTTGATAATGAACGCGACTATGGATGCCTGCTTGATTCTGACTTAGATCTTAAGTCTCCATTATCAGGGGCATTTGACTACAATGCTAATATAAACTGGTTAGTGGTTGGGCAGAGAGATGGTCTAAAGCTTAAGGTCCTTAAGTCTTTTTATGTGAAGTATACTAGGAAGTTGAGAGAACTCATTGATGATTTCTGTCACTACTACAGACATCACCAAACACGTGAGTTTATATACTATTACGACAATACGGCCCTTGGTTCAAATTACGCTGTTAATAACGATGACTTTGCCTCGGTTATTTGTGATCAGCTGACTAAGAACGGGTGGTCAGTGACCAGGGTGCACATTGGTAATCCTATGAGACATAACGAGAAATATAATATACTAAATGAATGTTTTACTGGAGCTAAGCACTTGCTTCCAATGATTAATAAGGAGAACAATGAGCCCCTTATCATGTCTATCTCTTTGGCTGAAGTTGCTGTTACTTCTAAGGGATTCCAAAAGTATAAGGGAGGGGAGAAACTAATAGAGAGCGAGAACGATCCTCTTGAGTACAGGACAGACGGATCAGATGCGTTCGACACACTGGTGCTAGGCAACTGCTTATTCCCATACAGTTCCGGGGGGTATGGCTTTGGTTCTGCCATGGGATAGATTGGTTCCTCACAAGGGAGGCGCACAACGGAGGCAATTGCCTCCTTTTTTTTTGCCGTGAGGGTGGTGTCAGACGGAGAGGTCAAAGCATATTACGAGGTCGATTTAAGGGGGTGCAATTGCCTTTTTTGACAGGGCGGCACCTGCTCTCCCTGCATCAAAATTTTTGTTAAAAATTTTTGATGAGTGTTGATGAGTGAAAGTCAGATATTTGCCCTCTTGAAAGTTGGACTCCCCTGTTCTCCCGAATGGGCTTCTTTCTGTTGTCGCCGAGAAAGAAGCAAAGAGCGAAAATGCTGTCTTATTTCGCTGTTTATAGCCCTTAAATTGGGTGCTCTGGTGGTTGATGTATATTATTTTCGTCGGCACTCCCTGCCCCTTTTAAATTTGCTTTGTGCCTGGTACCGGGATGTTAGATATTCTATTGATGACCGGTTGTCGGGGAGGATAATTCTGCTTGAGATAATTTTATAATTCGGTCCAGGACACTTCTTTTTTGTTCCTGTTTCTATGGACAAAGGTATTTACGTTCATTACGATGCATCAAGTTCATGCCTAAGGTTTTCTTAACAATCTCCACACCTCATTTTGTCGGGTTGTATTCTTAGTAAAAAACTGGTTTCTCTATTCTCTGCCCTTTTGATGTCCATATAAATCATTAACAAAGAAGTATCATGGAAACCATCATTTACAAAATCGAACTCTCAAGTAACTACGGAATTATATTCACAATGACAACTAAAGGATTCGTCATCAGCTCGGAAGAGGTATCAACATCAAGAGCATTACACTTCGCTAGAATAAAAGGGTTGTCTTTTATGGAAGACTCAGGAGAAGCAAAATATTACTGGTAGTCAACCGAGAACAGAGAGCCCCGGATGCGGGGCTTTTCTTTTGCTCAGGACAGCCCAAATAGGAATCCTGCAGGAATAATTTGTCTGATTGTTTGCCCTTCTCCATTGGCTCTAAATCCGCTTGCTCTGACTTCTTACTGTTCACTCCTGGGCTCTGTTCATTGTCAATGAACAGTCTGTTTTGATGAACAATGTTATGGTGCAACATTCCTTCCAGTGTTCTTTTTCATTGATTTCAGAGATAATTGGCGGTTTTATCAATGCAAAGGTTCTTGAATACACAACGCCGGTGCAAGGTCGTGCAATAGTTTGATTAACAATCTCCACGCTTTCAGGTAGTATTCTTTTCAAAACCATGCACGGCTGTGTATTCACCTTTTAAAGCATCGTTAAAATCTTAATTATTAAACTCTAAAATCAATTATCATGAAAAAGAACTTTGTAAAACTGGAAGGAAATGTAGGATTTGCACCAAGGCAGACAACATTTGAAAATGAATCATCAGTAATGCGACTGTCTATGGCTACCAATGAGAAATGGAAGAACAAAGCCGGGGAGATCGTAGAAGAAACGATGTGGCACAACATAGTCATTTGGTCAGGAGACAATATGCCGGATTTCGATAAGGTGCAAAAGGGAGCTCACCTCACTATTGAAGGGAGACTCAAACAAGTTTGTTATCAGACAAAGACAGGAATTGAGAGACAGACTTATGAAATAATTGCATCGAAGATCACAGTTCATTGATTTTTACCTTTCTCTTCTTAAAAGCCGGTCAATGACTGGCTTTTTTTATTGTATTCTGAATAGTGCTCTCATTAAAGTTTTGGTGAATGGTCGGCAAAGTTAGTTCGCGTTCCTGCGCCGTTTCAAGGACATGCTGTGTTTTCCTCAGAATCTCCACGCCTTTGGGTTGTATTCGGTTGAAAATCCTTGTACAGCTGACCGCTTCCTTGTCTGCCGGCAATTCACTTTAAAACTTTTTTATCATGAGAACACTTAAGGAAATTCAGGAACAGTACAACAAAAGCGGAGTCAAGTCATTGAGAGATGCAGAGCTTCTTCACCTGGTTGGAATCAACTTAGAGAGTTGTGACCTTCGACAATTATTTACTTCAAACAAAGAGGAACTGCTTCGGAAAGGATATACCCTGGCTACGGCAATAAAGTTGACATCGCTCGGAGAGATCGCTCACAGATACTCATTGATGCCGGTACCGGAGAAAATTTCTCTTCAATCATCAGCTGCTGCGGCAAAACTGGTTATCCCGGAATTAAAGAATTTGGATCACGAAGAATGTTGGGTGCTGTATCTGAACAGGGCAAACAGGCTTATTACGAAAGAGAGGCTTTCGTCCGGAGGCGTTACCGCTACGGTTGTTGACGTGAAGTTAGTTGTAAAGAGAGCACTGGAGCTACTTGCCAGTTCTATCATTCTTGTACACAACCATCCTTCAGGAAACGACAAACCGGGAGAGAACGATAAGACTCAAACCAGAATTCTTAAAGATGCAGCCTGTCTGTTCGATATATCCCTTCTGGATCACATCATCGTTGCCGGAGATAAATACTTCAGTTTTGCTGATGATGGATTAATTTAAAACCTGCTTATCAACGAGAGCCCTCTCCCCGGGGGCTCTTTTGCTTTAAATTCTGTCCTTTAATTGCCGTATCGTGGGTATTAAATTCGCTTCCATGATACATTCTAGTAAAATACACGAACTAGTTGAGTTACATAAAACTTTCTCTATTGGCTGGGTAGCTGAATCAGGAGAGAGAATACATGTCCGGAAGGCAAGATGTACAAGCTTTCACTCTTCGGGAGATACGCTCAACTTATTGCTAATTGACAGTGGTCAAATCAGAAAAGTAAATCGTATAACAATCACAGAATTTAACGGAGAGGAGGTCGTATTATAATGGAAATACATGAAATAACAGGGATTGATTCCAAGTTGTCAGGAATAATCTTATCAAGTGCCGGTCAAGATCTATTTGATTCTGATGAAACTCTCACGCCTGTTACAATTGACAATTTTAAGATATCACCATGGGGAGCTAACAATAATCTGCCACAGGAGATCCGGGCGAATATTGAGAAGTCCGATATCATGTCTACCAATCTGCGGTTCAATCGGGATGTGTGTTATGGTTTGGGGCCAAAACTGGTTGATTTGATTCGTGATGCAAGAGGAAAGGTAGTCGACTTCGCTGAAGTTGATGATGGCGAAGAATATGAGTTCTTTACTAGAAATGACATATCAATGTTTCTGCTTGAGCAGTTTACGGATATGATGTATTTCCATAACGCTTTTTCGGAGCTGATTCCTGACAAAGGGAGTGCTAAGATATACAGCATCAGGCATAAGGAAGCAACGTTTTCCAGATGGTCCGTAATGAATAAGAAAGGCGTTATAGATACTCATTTCTACGCTTCTAATTGGAAAGATAATCCTGGTAAAGCGGATATCACGGCTTCTCAGGTTATCGATGAGTTTAATGCACTGGTGGATGCAAATGCCAGGATAGTCTTAGGCAAGAAAAGAATGATTTATCCTGTGTATATGCCTTCTCCCGGACGTCCTTATTATAGTCGTCCCGATTGGTATTCTTTATTTGAGTCGGGTTGGTATGATCATTCAATAGCTATTCCTGCTCTTAAGAAAGCGATAATGAAGAATAACCTTGGAGTTAAGTTCATTATATACATTTCTCCTCGCTATTGGGAAGAGATTCTCAAAAATTCTAAGGTTGACAAGTCAGATCCTATCAAGGTAAAAGAAGTCAAGGACAGAGAAGTTAAAGCTATGACAGAATTTCTCTCCGGTGCGGAATCTGCTGCAAAAGCAATTATCACCATGCAGGAATATTTGCCTTCCGGGAATACTGCAATACTGCATAAATGGATAGAAATCGAGGCAGTAAAGAATGATATCACCGGAGGCGAATTCATTAGTGACATCGAAACAGTTGCTAACATAATGAGTTATGCGATGGGTGTTCACCCTTCACTCATTGGTGCTGTGCCCGGGAAGAATGGCAATTCAATGGGAGGAACAGACAAGCGAGAACTATTCCTGATGAAACAAGCTTTGATGAAGCCAGTTGTGGACCGGTGCCTAAGACCGTTGCAGCTTATTCGTCAGGTTAACAAGTGGAAAAAGGATAGGACAATCGTAGTTCCGGAATACATTTTCACCACTCTGGATCAGAACAAATCAGGGAAACAAGAATCTACAACTAATAAAATGTAATTATGATAGTAGAGACAATGACAGCAATGAAAAAGTACATCCCTACTCTTGTGATTAAGGGAAGTACGGATGCTTTTGCCGATTTCAGGCAGACAGCCCAGGACAATCTTGAACAGACAATACTTGGTCCGGATCTGGTCACCAAACTTGAACTAAAGAATGATGCTGATATCGCGCTTCGCAGATTGGTAGAAAGAGTAATATCTATATCTAGCTTCTTACTGGGTGCGCCGTCCGCTGACTTGGTGCTGACAGAAACGGGCTTTGCTGTTGAGAGTTCAGATAAGATGAGTCCGGCTAGTAGGCTTCGGGTTGATGCCTTGTTAAAATCGTTAGCAGACAGACTGGATGAAGCGACAGATGTTCTCATTTCTTTTTTGGTTCGCTCAACTACTTATGAAGACTGGAGAGGGACAACTCAGTTTGATGATATCGCTTCCGGGTTGATATCAACCTATAGGGAGTTTAAACAATATGCACAGTTCTCCCCGGCCGTTGCTGAGAAATACCCAAAATCGTATGCTGAATTCAGCCGGTTATATCCGAATCTCAACAGTGCGTTGATGATTGATGTTGCACCCTATATCTCTGCCGATTATTGCTCTGAGCTCATTGAGAAATACAAGGATGGAGGTATATCATCTGTGGAGGAAAAGCAGGTGATATCGTACTTGAAATATGCACTTGCTGCCTTTGTTCTTGAGGATCGCAATACAGCAATGACGTTCACCCTGAAAGCCGTTGCCTTTATGAGGAAAAAGCCAAACTCCTTTCCAACTTTTATAGCATCTCCGGAAGCGGCGAGTCTGGATTCTGTTCGAGAAAACACACCTTTTTATTCAATGATGGGATGAGTATAGATCTTAAATATCCAACGTGTTGGGAAGAGGTGACAAAAGAACACCTCTCAATTATTGCTGCAGAAATGCTTCGACTAAGATCCCGAGAGGATTTTTTGTTTGAGGTTTTCCGGAAGATAAACAATATACAGGTTGTTATGCGTCCGGGACTGGACGAAGATACTCCTGCAGCTGAGTTTTTCTTTAAAAGGAAAGGACAGCGATTTTCATTAAAAGCTTCAATCATAGCAATCGCGTGTGAGGAACTTGCTTTTATCCTGGACACGGTAGGATTGCCTGAGAGTCCTATACTATCTGTCAACAGAAAGCTGTATGACATTAAGTTTAAGCAGTATTATTTCGCTGACGCTTACTATAATCGTTATCTGCTTAAACAGGAAGTGCCACTGATTTGCTCTATGTATGAATCTCTGACTGGAGTAAAAAGGAAATCTCTTTCTCCCGTTGAAATCATTGAGTTGAAAATATGGTGGTCCGGACTAAAGAAGACTCTAAAGGAGATGTACCCTGCTGTTCTTAAAGACGGAGATGAGACAGATGAGCCAACTCAGAAGAGTCCTGCCGATATACTTACAGAAATCCTATCAATCCTGAATGAAAATCATCCTGAGCGTAATCAGGAGCTTCTGAATACAGATGTTCACGCTGTAATGCAATCGCTTGATAACATTTATACAATCGCAAAGAAGCATGATAACAACCACGTATCTTAAGAAAGTGCTTCCCGAACTGAAAGAGTTTGAGGACGCAGACAAGTTCGTTAATCAGTTTAAAGAGGGTGACGGTTATGATGAAATAGTTGCCATCCTGGGCAATATCCGGAGTATTGAATTCCCCTGTATCGTTTTGGAAGACCGTTCTTCCGGCACAATGGGAAACCTACTTGCCGGCCCTCTAGATAGAACGTCTATTGCGTTATGGATAATGGACCAAGGTGACCGGGATGAGACTGAAGGTGGCTCTACAATCTTTAAAAGGACTTTTTCCCTGGCACTTGAGATCATTAAGTTATTTATCAGAGATAAAAATGTTGAGCCAGAACTTGCCGGATGGGACATCGACCATTTGGCTTATAACAAAAGAATGGGAGGTCCTAAGTGCTTTGGTTATGAACTGGTACTAACATTTGAAGAAAACATTGATTTGAGCACGGATGAGTGATAAGAATTCTATAGATATCGTTACCGCCTGGGCTGACATCGTTATACAACGATGGGAGACCAAGATATCACGATTGGGGATTATTGAGACTCAGGAACTGCTTCGGTCATTTACTTCTCAGGTTGAATTAGACGCTCAGGGAGATCCGTTTAAAATCCTCTTCACTTTCCTCTATTATGGGATATTTCCGGATATGGGTGTAGGTAAAGGTGTGAAGTATGATCAGGTTGCCGGATCCAACCGGAGAGCAAAGCCCTGGTACTCGAAACAACTTGCCTCAGAGGTCAGAAAGTTAGCGGGTTTTATGGCTGAGAGATATGGAGAAAGGGCTCAGGAAGCAATCAAACTTATTGAAGATAGAAGTAAAACAGGAAAAAATGATGCGGCTTGGGCAACATCATCATATAACAAATAAGAGTTATGGCAAGAAGTAATGTAGCACGGGCAGAATCGATTGTAACACTAAACGGAAAGGCTGCTGAAAATGCACTTGACGGGCTTAAGCTTAAGGCTAAGCAATACAGGGATGCAATCATCGAAGCATCAAAAGCTGGAGATACAAAGCAGGTAAATAAGTTGAGTACTGAGTTGAAGTCCATTGAGGCGACAACAAAGAAGCTTCGCCAGGAGACATTTAACTATAATTCTATTCTTAAGAATCTAAATGGTTCAACTATTACTCAACTTGAGAAAGCTGCTAAATCTCTTCGTAATGAGATAAAGGGACTTACTCCGGACACTCAACTCTTCATTACAAAGAGTAAACAGTTAGATCAGGTAAGAAACCGCCTTGATGTTCTAAATGGCCGTTTCAAGGAAAATACCAACTGGATAAGTCGTGCCGGCAACTCCTTTAATAAGTATTTTGGACTTGCTACAGCTGCGATTGCTTCCGTTACAGGGATATCCTTTGCTCTGAGGGGTGCAGCACAGGAAGCGGCAAAGATGGATGACATCTATGCTGACGTAATGAAAACAACCGGCTTGACAAGAGACGAAGTTGTTTTATTGAATGATGAGTTTAAAAAGCTAAATACAAGAACGTCCCGGGAAGAGTTGAATAAACTGGCTCGTGAGGCCGGTAAATTGGGGATATCCGGGAGTGAAGATGTATTGGCGTTTGTTAAGGCTGCTAATAAAATCAACGTTGCTCTTCGTGAGGATTTGGGTGAAGATGCTGTTTTGAACATAGGAAAAATATCTGAAGTTTTCAAGCTGACTAAGGAGATGGGTATTGAAAAATCCTACGCATCAATTGGCTCTGCAATTAATGCTCTCGGACAGGACTCTTCAGCTGCTGAACAATATCTAGTTGATTTCACAAAGCGAGTGGCCGGATCGTCGTACCAAGCCGGGATTTCTCTTCAAAACATATTGGGCTATGCATCGGCACTTGACCAGTCCGGGGCACAAGTGGAAATGTCGGCCACTGCGTTTCAGAACTTCCTGATGAAGATGTATTCTGAGACAGATACGATGGCAAAGATTGCCGGTGTTGATGTTAAGGCTTTCTCAAAGCTCCTGTCCGAAGATGCAAACGCTGCTATAATTAAAGTTCTCACCGGGCTCAACTCTAAAGGTGGTTTTGCTCAAATGGTGCCTCTTTTCCAAGAGATGGGTGGTGAAGGTGCGCGTTTCGTGAGTGTGTTAAGTTCCCTAGGTACAAATATTAATCTTGTTACAGAGGCTCAGAAACTGTCACACGTGGAGTTTGCAAAAGCCACTTCTCTGCAAAATGAGTATAACATCAAGAATGAAACGATGCAGGCGAAATTGGATAAGGCCAAGAAAAAGTTTCAGGATCAGGTAATCATTTTAGGTGAGAAACTTTCTCCGGCGTTCCTTAAATCAACAAATGCAACAACTTTATTCCTTAAGGCAATAATGGCCATTGATAAGGAATTTCTGTATGCAGCTGTTGTGTTTGCAGGGGCAATAATAGCTTATAAGTCGTGGAATATTGTTGTCGCTGCCGGTAACACAATAATGTCTGCAGCACGAATTACCTCGCTTGCATTTTCCGCAGCAATGGCTTTGGTTCAAGGTAATACTGTCAGGGCTACAGCTGCCTGGCAGATGTTAAATGCATCTATGTCTGCATCCGCAATTGGAGCAATTGTCACTGCTGTGGTTGCGTTAGGATATGGACTATACAGACTCATCACTTACGAATCTGAGCTTACGAAAACAACCCGAAACTATTATTCAGAGGTTGAAAAAGCAACGAGATCTGCTGGGCAATTACTGGATGTCATTAAAAACTCTTCAAAAGGATCTCAGCAATATAAAGAGGCGCTGGCTGCACTGCAAAGAGATTATGGTCCATATATAAACACTTTGGTAAATGAGGAGGGTGTATTAACAAATATTGAAGGTGCAAGAACTGCCATTAATGCCGCGATTAAAGAAACAATTGCGCTAAAAGTTCAGGAACAGGCTATAACTGAGGTATCAAACAAGGCTATTGATAAGCAGGCGGGCTATTATGAAAAAATGGTATCCGTTCTGATGAGACAAGGTAACCTCAGTGAAGATGTTGCCAGAATAACTGCTAAATCATTTACTGAATCAATAAAGGCCGGAGAACCACTTTCAGCTGCATTCTCTAAAATTGAAAAGCAAATAGCGAAAACAAGAGGAGCGATTTTTAATAAAACCTCTTTTATAGATTTTGCAAAATCATATGAAAATATGGTGACGGACATTGATGCCGTTAATAAGAAATTTGATTTTCTGACACCAGCTGAAATAATGGGTCCTGTGTTTGATCCTACAAAAGTAAAGGCTGCCGGTGAACAGGTTACTGATACAATTGAGACAGAAACAGAAAAACAGAAACGCATTAAGGAAGAAGCATTTAAAAAAGAGATAGAGTCTCTTGATGTTCAGGAGAGACAAAAGCAAAATATGTTAAAAAAATCTCTCTTTGCAACTTCTATCAATCAAGAGCAATATGAGTTAGAGTCTCTTACCAATACTATAGCGTTCCTTGAAAAAAGGAATCTGGTATATCTAAAGTATGGAAAAGATAATACTGAGACAGAAGGGGCATATTATGACTCACTGATAAAACTTGGTGAGCTCGCGATTAAAAAAGCAGAGATTCAAGCTAAAATACGTGAGTTCTGGCTAAAGAAGGGGCCTGTTGAAGAGGATATTGATGAAGATCCGGAGCAAGATAAATTATTACAATCGATTTTGGACAAACAGAAAAAGTTTGAACAGTCTGCTGCCGAAATTAAAGAACAGTATGCTTCTCGCTCCTGGTCTAAAAAGTTCAAGGTTGAAAAAGAAAACCTTGAAAAGATGCATAAAGAAGGGCTCATTACCACTAAAGAATACGAGTGGAAGATCGGGCAACTCAGAATTGAAGCAGCGGAAAGGGTCGCCGGTGCTGTAAATGGGATAGTAAATGCAATTGCTGAATTATATCAAACGATCCGTGATGAGGAATTCAATAGATTGGAGAGGCAGAAAGAGCAAGAGCTGCGATTATATGGAGATAGTGCCGATGCAAGGGCTAAAATTGAGCAGAAATACGAAAAGAAGAAACTTGAACTTCAGATAGAGTATGCTGATAAGGATATGGCAATAAAGATACTACAAACGGTATCTGCCGGTGCATTAGCGGCTATACAAGCAGTTGCACAGTTAGGACCAATCGCAGGACCAATCGCCGCGGCACTAATTGGTGCCACAACACTATTCCAGGTAGGTACTATTATAGCACAAAGGAATGCGCTTAAATCATCTCTTCAGGAGGGTATCAATAGTACTTCTACGTCAGGAAATAGTAAGGCTGTGTCCGGATATTCCGGAGGCGGTTTTACTGAAAATTCGAACTCTGATCTTAAGCCCGTTGGGATAGTACATGCAAATGAATGGGTTGCTCCCGCTTCAATGGTTAGGTCGAATCCATCTATATTTAGAAATCTAGAGAGAGAGAGGGTTAATAAATACTCCTTTCAGGGTCCTCCAAAGCAATTTTTTACGGGCGGTTATGCTTCTTCAGCTAACAGAGATTCCAACACAGATCAATTACTTCAGCAAGTAATCAAATTACTGAAACAAATGGCAGAGTCACCTATGCCCGCATATATGGTTCTTGATGAATTTAATGCCAAACAGGAGATTAAAAATCGTTTTAAAAGAGAAGGAAGCCTATGAGACTATTAACTGAAAAAGGGCAAATGGATTTGCCTGCCGGATTTTCTTTTTCCATAGAACAAAATTCGCCAGTGTTTTCACATGAAGGGACTCAGAGTATACCTATAACACTACCTGCTTCTCCCCGAAATTTACAGGCTCTCTCTTATCCCAATAGAATTGGCCGAAGAGATAAATATATACGTAAATACACCTCAAAATTAGAAGCAGGTCTCTTTCAGAAGACTGGGCAACTCGTTGTAGATTCTGTGGGTTCTGATGGTATTATAGGCGCAATAATGCTCAATGAGAGCGAACTGTACACCAGAATTAAGGATATAAAATTATCTGATATTTTCTCGAAGATTATCCGAAATGATTTTGCTGCAGAACAAAATCCTATCGAGGCCTGGTATAATCATATATATAAGTGCATGAAGGGAGAGATATCTGATGATTTCACAGCTTTCCCTGTTGCTGTAGATTATAATGAAGAGAATGGATATCAGTTGTTGAATTGTCCTGATTATACATCTACATCAAGTCCCTGGCAGCTTAAATGGGCCGCAAGAGATATTTCACAAGGAACAGAGTCTGTTTCAGTTCCGGTAGGATTTGGTATAACTCCGTTTTTGTGGATGTGGAGAGCGATTGAATTGATTTTTGCGGAGTTTGGTTATTCAGTGAATATGAGTCCGTTTAAGGATAATCCTCTTCTAAAGAAAATTGCATTAATAAATAACAACTCAGATACGATATGTAAGGGCGTGATTAATTATGCTGATTTGGTTCCTACATGCTCTATTTCCGAGTTTTTAATATTTATCGAAAACAAATTTTTAACTCATGCATATATTTATCCAGAGGAGAAATCTGTTGAGTTAATATCTCTCGACTCAATCATAAGTAGTGCTGCAGACGAAGACATTTCTTTGTCTGTTGATGGAATTATTAAATATCTCTTTGTTGATGCAAAAGAGGTGAATATCCAATCAAATACAGATTTGCCTGGAGCAAAACCTGCGGCAGATACAATTTTTGACCTGGCGAAAAACTACACTACTCTGACAGAAATAAATGAGACAGAGTGGAACACTTATAACTGGGGAAGTCTACAAACATTTAAGCATCATCTTATATTAAGAAAATCAACAGGCCAGTATTATGACCTATACTATCAGCGCGTTGGTGGCCGAGCTAGCTATATCCCGCTTGGAACTAATTATTTTCGTTTCTGCTCGGATAAGTTTTCCAATAAAATGGAATATAAATCTGAGGATGTGATGCCTGTTTTGGTTGAAATCAGACTCGGTTTGGTAGGGGAATTAGAAGCCGCAATTCTTTGTCTGTCAATTGGAGCCTCGAGAACATCTAATATATCTCTTCAAAAGGGGAGTGAAAAGACGAATAACTCAGAGCAAAATATAATTATTGCTTATGCGGCCGGCAAGGCAGATGAAACCGCCTATGCTGCAAACGACTTTCATCCGGGTACTGTCCCGCCAAAATATTACTTAGGAACTACACAGAAAAGAAATAATGCAGGTAACGCCTGGTGTGATTATGATCTTACTACAACAGATATATATAAGCTCTTCTTTAGGAACTGGAACGGGATAATTAAAAATTGCACTTCGGAAATCGAGTGTAAAGTTGATTATAGTGATGTGCAATTTCTTTCATTAAGACACGATAAACTTAAAACATATAAAGGACAGCCTCTTTTGCTCAAATCACTGTCATATAGTATATCGAATAAGATTATCCATAACCTAAGCAAGTTTATGCTTGTAAAGAAACAATATCCGTTGATTGAAGAGGAACAAATTCCTTTTTCGCAATAAAAAGTGTCCTTTCAATAGGATCCTTTGAGTGATAATTTTGATTTGAAATTATGGCAAACATACTTACATACCCTGATGCACTTTCCCTGGCTTCTAATTTAAAGAAGTTTGTGATCTCTTCTGCGGAAGATATCCGCTTTAAATTATATTGCGGGGCAACTCTACTCATTGATGAGTCTTACTCTCCGGCTTCGGATGGGAAAATAACAATTGACGTTAAAGAGGTCGTTAAAAATGAGCTTTCGTTTATTATTCCGACAACTGATGTTTTTCTTCAAACCGGAATCTGTAAGGAATTCGTTGCTCATATTGATCTGGAGACAAAGACATTTCTGGCCATACGTGCCGGTGTTGAGAACCTGTCTGTTTCAGCAACAGAATTTCTCACTCAAAACTTCCTTACATGGCAACCGCAGAGTAAGTCTGTAGGTTACTCACAGCCGGAATGGTTAACTTATTATGCACCGGTGGCCGGGACATTGAAGGTTAAGTTTTATTTAACAAATGAGACTTCTCCTGTGCAGACTCTTACGGCTCTTGCCGCGGGATCCTGCACTTCTGTAAACATGATGTTCTCTCGGATCATGGCTCTCCAGGCAGGAGAAAAACAGGGGTACTTTGATGTTTGGGTTGAGAATGCCGCTGCAGAAAGGTTGACATATATTCAGAGGTACATCTATAAAGAGATAGAAGCTGTTGATGAACATTTTCTGTTTGAGAATTCCTTGGGAGGGATAGATACTGCTGTTTTTGCCGGGGAGTCAATATTTGCTCCGGAGCTCACACATACCGAGGCTATGTATGAAGAAGAAAGCGAACAGCTTGATGATACAGTTTCCAGGTTGTTTCAGAAATCAACCGGTTGGAAAGCTAAGGGTGAGGCTATGTGGTTGTGGGATTTCTTCAGGGCTATTCGAAAATATAAAGTTGATTCAGGAGTAATCAGAAAAATCACTCTCAAAGAAAGCGACATAAAGGACAGTACTTCTGAAGACATGAAGTCCTTCGGCTTCACATATCGGATAGCTGCAGATAAAGGGTTGCTCAATATTCAGCGGTCTACGGACCCTCTTCCTGAGAATCTTGAGATAACCACACCGGAGGGGCTTTTTTTTTTAGCTCCTAGACTCGTTGAGTTTCCTTCTGCCGAACTTCTCGATGAATTAATCATTCCCGCACAATCTCCATTTACTGAAGTTTGGAAAAGGTTTTCTCTAGGCAGTCTCAAGTCCTGGATAATGTCATTTGTCACTACCTCAGAAATCGGGACCTCTTCTCACAATCATACAAATAAGTCTATTCTTGACAAGATATCCGCACTTCTGGGCTCGAATGATGCCGGAACAGTAACTGAAGGATCTGTGTTCTCCGGGCTCAGAAGCCGGAAGGAGTTTCTCCGGAAGGATGTTGCTGATACCGCTGCTGAGGAAATCACTTTTGCAAAAGGCATCAAGTCCGATGCTATTGAAAGCAAGGAAGTAAAATCAAATGGCTTTGTTCCCGGATTCGAGGGAGAAGGATTCGGCTTGAGACTTGATGAAACCGGCCGGGCTGTAATGGATGTCGATCATATAAATGTGCGACAATCTGCCAAATTCAAAGAACTTATTATCCAACAAGAAAAATATCTGGGAGGTATTGTATTCTACACTGCCGCTTCAATGGAGTGTTCCTTAGTTACGGAGTTAGCAGAGACATACAGATGCTTCTTTGATACAAAAGAAGGGCAAATACCAAATGCGTGGTTGGTTGGAGACCAGGCAAGGTGTCAAAGATTTGCAGGGAAATACTACTGGAGGCTTGTGGTGGCAGTTGGTGCAGATTATATCGACCTTTCAAAAGCCGATACGGATGGTGCCGGTGTTCCTGATATGGGAGATATGATTATTCAGTTTGGGAACAGAACCGATACTAGCCGTCAATCGGCAATAGTAACAACTACCATCGGCGTTAATTCTCCAAGAACCGAATTATATGAGGGAATAAACAGTTATAGTCTTATAGGAAAGCTCATAACAGTTCTCGGGATTAAGGATGGGAAGGCAGGTATTTTTACCGCCAATGGTGAGTTCTCCGGAATAGTAAATGTTGGTGTTGGATCAACAGGGCTTTCCAATCATACGGAATGGCCGGCTGTTGCTAAGGATATTGACAGTTCGAAGAAGGCGGTTGAGAATCTTGGCGGGACAAATATGCTGAGAAACACTTCTAATTTCATTAATCTGGATAATTGGGTTAATAATGGAAGTGTAACAATTGAAGAAGGTGCGCTCAGTCTGGATGCCGGAAGCGGCTATACATACATCAGGCAGGATGTTTTAGCTGCAGCATTAAAGCCATTCGTTATAAGTACTATGTTAACGACTTGGAGGCCAAATGACTCATATATAAAATTAGTTGAACTGGATTTAAATAATGAGCCAGTAGCAACACATACCTTTATCCTCGGAGAAAGCGGAGCAATATATTCAGTTAAATCACATGTTGAAGCCAGTATAACAACACTTGCGAATACTGCTAAAATTGCAGTATTTATATATTCTATAAATGCTGACTCGCTTTCTTTATTTACCGTGAAATTTGAAAAGGGAACAAATGCTACTGATTATGGACCGGCAGTAGCAGACATTTATGCAGATGCAACAGCAAAATCACAAGCCGTAAGAACAGAGGCCCTTGCCGCTTCTGCTGCTGTCTTGGTTGCAACAAATGCTCTTAAGAACTTTACTGATACATCATTTTCAGACGGCATAGTTTCCCGGACAGAGAAAGCAGGGATTGAGAAATACCTTAACACAGTAAGTTCAAACAGTCTTTCTCTTCAATCTTCTTATGCACAGCTTTATGCAAATGCCTACCTCGAAGGAGTTGCAAAAACAAATCTTGCGGAATCAAAAACAGCCCTCAATACAAGCATCACAAACCTGATTGCTTCTATTAATACAGCCATTGCAGATAATCTTACTACTCCGACCGAGAAAGCTGATGTAGATGCGAAATTTGCCCTGTATAACGATGCTTTGGCTACTTATCAAACGAGGGTTGAAGAAGCTAATAAGGCTATTCAGGATAAGCTTAAATGGTACTCAGATTCTGCTGCTGCTGCTGCTTATGCTGATGCAAAAGCATATTCTGATGTAATAAAGTCAAATCTACAGGGGCAAATAGACGGAACTATTATATCTTGGTTTCGGCAGGTTGATCCATTGCTTACAAACTCGCCGGCTGTTGATTGGGACACTGAGATTCTAAAAAATCAACATGCAAACGATACATATACCAATACTTCTTCCGGTGGTTGTTGGAGATGGCAATACAATGGTGCTACTCTTGCTTGGGAATGGGGAGTAATTACAGACACAGCGACTCAACGGGCATTAGTTGCGGCAGGGAGAGCCCAGGATACTGCAGACGGTAAGCGGACTTCTTTTTCTGTACAGCCGACAGCTGAACAATCCTATCAGGAAGGGGACTTGTGGTTAGGAGCAACTGTTGGAATTTATGTAAATGAAATGTTGCGGTGTATCGCACCTAAAGCAGTAGGAGCCCCTTTTGATATAGCGCATTGGACTTATGCAACAAAATACACAGATGATACAACTGCTAATGCAGCACTTGCAGCAGTAAATGAAGCGAATGAGACAATATCCGCCCTGAATAATTATGTTGACGGCTCATTTAAGGATAATATTGTATCTGAAGCAGAAGCAAAATCTATTGAAAAGTATATTAATACGGTTACAGAGTCAAAAACATCCATTGAAAATGAGTATAACAACCTCTATACTAACTCTTACTTAGAGGGTATTCCAAAGACCAATTTGCTTAATGCTAAAATCTCTCTTTTTGGTGCGATTAATACTCTTTTGACTTCTATTAATACAGCTATTGCAGACGGAAAAACAACAGTTGCTGAGAAAGCAGATGTAGATAGTAAGTTTTCTGCCTACATTACTGCAAAGGGAACTTATGAAGCCGCAGTTCAAGGTGCATCTAGGGCTATTCAGGAAAAATTAGATACACTTTCAACAGACAAAGTTTCGGCTGTAAAAGTTGGCGGGGTTAATCTTGTTTTGGGTAGCAATATTCCTGCAACCGGCATAAATCAATTGAGGCAGTACAGCCTTTCAGAGCCATTAATCGCCGGCCAAACATATGCTGTGTCTGTAAAAGGAGTTGTCGGTGAGGGAGCATTATTTAAGGTATGGGTAAATAAAGATAGTATCGCTGTCTGTCACTTAGTAGCATCCGGGGTTGCTTCTGCAGTATTTACTTATGGCGGTGGTGCTTACCCAAGTCTTATATCAGTTTGGAGCGAGAATTCAGCAAATCCGTCAACTGTGTCTTTCGTACAAATTGAGAAAGGGAATAAACCGAGTGATTTCCGAATTGCACCACAAGAAACAGACAATGCTATTGCTGCGGCAAAAGCTACTGCCGATGAAGCTGCTGCTGTAACAAAGGGATTTACAACCATTGAGGGAGGACTTGTAACAACCTACTTAATCAAGCTGATGGATGCTCTGGCCGGTAATGAAACGGCAGGAATAAATGNNGGCGCTGACGGAATCAATCCGTCTTTCTATTCCGGAGGAACGTACGCACAGGCACTTCTAAATCTTGCCACAATCATCTTCCGGCATAACGGCTCTTCAAAAATTGGAGATTTGCAGATTGAGCAAAATGGAGTTATAACAATAAAAGACTCTGACGGCGTGATAAGACTGATGCTTAACGCTGCTGAATTAACTCCATTGTCCACTCTGCTTGATGCGGCTCAGATAACCGGTTCGGCCTATAATAACTCTGCTTCTCGAACCACAAGCGGACAAACGACATTGCCAAACACACTAAATGTAACAGAGGCAAACAGCTCATTAAGCCTGTCGGGCTCGTGGTCAATAAATTGTTTCCGGCCATCAGCAGGGAATGCCCTTGTTGTTCCCTCGATTTATCTACTCAAGGACGGCGGATTTTATACCGAAGTAAAAGCCGTACCCCTAACTCTAAACGCCGAAAATCCAAGCGAGAGCATAAGCGAGGGAATAAATTTTTCTTTAAGTTCTGTGCCAAAAGGAATCTATTCTGTTGTGCTATCTCTTGAAATATCGGAAGATGGTTCGCACGACACACAAGCAAATGTAACAATAGACGCAAACACGCTTTCTTTCCTGTTTAAAAAGGACATAAAGCAGATCCAGTTTGGTAGAGATGGCCTGATGGTTTTTTACGGAGTGGATAAATATTTCTACCTGACAGAAAAAGCCGGAGTACCATTTATCCGGTCAAAAGGATTGTGGGATATTCCAGGATTGAGGTGTGCTGCAAATATTTCTTCGGGCGGAGTTGCCGTTAAAATGTACGGAATAGGTATATCTTCTGAGTTAACCAGTACTGGCCTATATACTATAACGCATAATATAGGGCATTTAAACTACACAGCACATCCTGATGTAATAAATGCTTCGGCGAGAATTAATGCCGTAGTTACAGCTAAATACGAAAATTATCTTACTGTTAGAATCGTGAATGTATCTACAGATGCTTTGATAAATAGTGCTTTTGACTTAACAATATGTGCCAATGGCTAAGGCAATCATCATATTAATTTTGACCTGCTGCTCTCAGTGCTCTCCACTCCGGGCCAGTAATTGGTGTGAAAGTAAATGCAACATCGAAAAGTCGATAGACTTCGACAAAATTCGAGTCAGCAAGAGCGGTTTGAATCTTGCCCCTTGCCTCAGTAATAACGGAATTGGGGAGATATGCAAGAGTATCATAAATAGGGGGATAATGTCCGAGGTCAACATTTTTTCTAAAAACGAAATCTTTGCCCTCAATGAATTCTCCGGTGTATTTCCCGAACTGATCAATAATATCTGTTCCCCACATCATCAATCTCACATTAACAGTATCTCTTTGAGCAGGGGCGAATCCTCTCGCTCCGGGGAGAGTAGACCCCTTTGGGTAGAAGCTCAAATCAGAAGTATTTTTCACAATCTCCTTTGCGGAGAGATATCCAGATTTTACTCCAACAGCCGGGCGGATGCTAATAAGGGCGTTAGGATCCAATTTCCCTTTAGTGGTTGTAGGCTCCTTCTCGCATCCGCAGAAAAGTACAACAAACAGAATAAACAGCAGCTTTTTCATAATCAAGATTTTAAATGGTTGAACAAAAATAATGCTTTTAATTTCCTAGACAATAGTAAATACTCACTAATCGAATATAAAGGACACAATAATTTATTAACAAAGACCGGTTTAAACGAGCTGGTTATAATCTTCTAACGCAATGGATTGGGTATCTATTTTAGTATCAGGAGTGACTGGCCTACTTACAGTAGGACTCGGTGGTACGTTTTTGAGGTATATCATTTTCCCTCGAATTACAAAAAGAACAGAACAGGCAGGAGCTGATTCTTCAGTACTTACCAATATTGAAAAAGTTACTGACCTGCAGGGCAAAGCACTTGTGAAAGTAACTGAAGAAAAAATACTGTTGTCTGAAGAAAATTCAAAGCTTATGGCTGAAAATTATGAATTAAAACGCAAAAATTCAGAGTACGACTTTGAAATTCAGAATTTGAAGCGAGTCACTTCCGGTATCCAGAAAAGCGTTAACTCTTTTGCAGGACGGCTAATGTATGCAGAACACAACATTTGCCTTAATACTCCATGTGAGGATAGAATTCCAACAATTGGTACATACAGACAAAAAGACGAAAATGAGACTTCACTTACAAAGAAGATACAAGGGGCCTAATTATACGATAGGAACCTTATTTGTCAACGGAACATATTTTTGCGACACATTAGAAGATGTCGTAAGAAATCTTTCTACAGAAGCAAAAATCCCTGGCAGAACAGCTATCCCTGCAGGAACCTATAAAGTAATCCTTAATCGCTCTCCAAAGTTTCAGCGCGATTTACCACGGCTGCAAAATGTGCCTTTTTTTGAAGGGATTCTTATTCACAGAGGAAATACTCCGGAGCATACAGACGGATGCATCCTGGTTGGTGAAAACAAGGTTAAGGGGCAAGTAATAAACTCCACTCAATATGAAATTCAGCTTGGTTCATTAATTAAAGAGGCTTTGTTTCGTGGTGAGCAAATAAATATTGAAATTTTATGAGGATAATTCTATTAATTATTATGATCGCTCTGTTCGCTGGATGTGGAACGAGCAAAAGAGTGCTAAAAACAGATGTTACAACAACATCAAATACTGAGACGAAAAAGGTTGATACTACCGTTACCACAACAGGCTTAGAGGAGATTCTTACTACTGTAGCAAATCAGGTTGATATGTCTAAGATTCAAATCACGACTTACTATCCTCTGGTTGATAGTGTCACGGGGAAGCAACCAATTAGGTCAGAAATCGTTATAGATAAAAATGTTAATATTCGCTCAGAAGTTAAGCAGACGGCCTCCGGAACAGAAGTAAAAAAAGCAGGGGTTTCGGAAGAAATCAAGCAAAACATACAGACCAGAGAGATTGAAAAGATTAGCGAAAAACACACAAGTTTGCCGATGAAGTACTATGTAATTGGTTTCGCATTGCTTGCCGGAATTGGTTATTTAGCTTACAAATTTATCCGGCATCAATTCTTTTAACATATAGTCGAATTAACAAGTATTTAAGAGAGCTTTCGGGCTCTCTTTTATTTGTCAAAAAATCAAATTATCTCTCAAAGAAAAATACACTTACCTTTAATGAAAAAATGAATAGGAACTTTTTAACAGAATCTATAGAAGATTATAGTGCGTCACTATCTCTTCTTAAAGAAGAAAAGTATTCAAGGTCGTTGTATTTTTTCCAACAATCAGTTGAAAAAGCATTTAAATACATTTGTCTAGAAATGGGTGCTATCGAGTTTGCTGATACAAAGCAGCTCAGTCATGATGTTTTTAAACTGATAAAAAAGCTATGCAAGTATTTCTTAGAAAAATCGAATAGACCGGAATTAAATTCGATTTTAATTGATGTTGAAAAGTCCTTAAATATATTAAATAACATAAAAGACGAAACAGAAAAAGTCATTGCTGCGTGTGAAGTCATTAAAATTTATAGTCTTGCAACTCCTGTATTTAATAAGAAAGACAATGAGTCATATACTACTACTTTGCATAAACTCACAAGTGATTTTGGATTAAATTGGGATGAAAATGAAATGAAAACACTAGAAGAACTAGAGCGGTTCAGTCCTCAATATGTAAAGAAAAGCATGAATGATATTATAGTGTTTTTTAATGTCGGGATTAATCTACTACAACTAATTTCCTCTTATTCAATTTATACAAATCACTTTAAAACGGATGATTTAAGATATCCTTCTCCTGCTATCAATAATCCGAGTAATTATTTTAATGAAAATAACATCTTCATTAAAGCTTTACCCAGAATGTTAGATACATATTATGAATATGTTTTAGTTCATATTGAGGAAGTAAATTGGAGGATGTTTAGAGATTAGCAAAAAAGGCTACCGATTGGCAGTCTTTTTTCTTTTGATCATCTCCAGGATGTCCCTTTCTGTTATTTCATGAGTTTCATTATTCACCTGGACAGATATCCTGATCCGGTCTCTCTCTTCAAACAGATCCGTTACAGATACCCCTAGAGCTTTTGCAATTCGTCTCATAGTCGAATAGCGAAGATCTCCGTTTATTGATTGATTCAGGGTTGATGGTCTTATACCCATTCTGTCTGCTAGCTCTTTTTGCGTGATGCCTTTTTCTTTACAAATTTCCGGTACTCTGAACATGATTTGATGTCTTATTATGTGTGTCATAAAATTAACTTATAAGTTTATTGTCCTCTGTGTTCTTCTCTTATTGCCGTATTTTGAGGTCAAATATTAGGGATTAAATGCACGATGTTTTAAAGATTGCAGCTGTAACTGATTCTCTGAGAGAATTGCTTGCTGATAATGATTCTTACGCCATTACTCCGGAGTGGTGTCATTCCACTTCTTTGGAGTTTATCCTGGCTGTTCAGAAGAGATTGGGAGGGCAGATTGTTGATTGTTCTCCTGAGGGCGTTGGTTGGTATTTAAATTTCTAAAAGTCAGATACACGATGACGAATGATGTCATTTGCCTCTTGAATGTCATGTGGAGTATATATATCCGTCATCACAAGGGAATAATGTCTCGCCTGATCTCGAACACTGAGAAGATCCTGGCCGTTCTTTATTAGATCGGTTATCCCGGTGTCTTTAAGAGAATAAAATTTGTATGTTGTTGGAAATTTTAAATCAGGGCGAACTTTGTTAGACCAAAAATCTCTCAGCTGCTTATCTGAGTGTCTCTCATGAGCTGGTTTCATTCCCTTTCCAAAAAGGAAATATTCAGACGGAGATTTAAAAACATCCAGGTCTATCATCAATTTAATAACCCGATCAGGGAGCGTTACTGTTCCGTCTTTTTTATTCTTTGATGTTTTATCCGGGATGAATATTGTACCTTTTTGAACTGATATATGCTCCAGTTTAATGTAGCTCATTTCCTTTGGCCGGATGAAGCAATAATACAGAATATAACAAGCAAGTAGGTAGTGTTTATTGTTCTTTTCACAATATTCCTTCAACCGGAACATATCCTCTTTTTTAATTACTGTTCGAGTTTTCCTACCCTTCTTTTTGCCCAGGCTTTTGATTGAGACTGTTGGATCTCCTTGTAAGTAGTGTTTCTCAACTAGAAATTCAGCGAAACCTTTGAGCCAAGTGAGATAGTTGTCTCGAGTCGTTCCGGAGTTTCCCAGGTCCAACCATACATAGTCAATAAATGCACTGCAGTATTCTGGAGTAATTTGATAGACATATTGAACCGGCCGGACTCGCTGTTCATTAAATTCCTTGAAGTTATTGAGCATTGAAGCATACCCTTTCACAGTTTTTTCTCTCAGGTAATCTTCCTGAAGCTTCTTTCCAAGGAATCTCATGTACTGCTCGCAGGCCGAATCCAATGACTCATAACCACGGCCATTGTTGCTGTTTATCCAGGGAGTCCAGCCCATGCTGAGCTCATTGTTGAGACGAAGTATTAAATCGTCTGCATACTCCTTTCTGGTGCGTTTAAGAGGGATTCTGTTGATGTGAATTAGCTTTCTTTTAAGCTTCCCGATTTCGGGATCGAATGCATAAAATGATACATACCATTTCTTGCCTTGAGTCAGGCGGGCAGGAATATAGCCCTTAACATTGTAGTGATACTCCGGTTTTTTCTTCGTAAGCATTTTTTTTTTGGACGGATCCTCTGAATCATCAGGGGAAACACCCAAAAATGTTGTCTTACTTCTGTCGAGGTGACTCTCGACAAAAACGCCATAACTATTTGATTTATTATTAGTTAAGGCGTTTTTAGTAGCGGAGACAGGACTCGAACCTGTGACCTTTGGGTTATGAGCCCAACGAGCTACCAACTGCTCCACTCCGCGATATATTTCTAATTTGGTATTATGTCTTTTTTAAGGGACTGCAAAGATATAGTAAATGCTTTACAATACCAAAATTATTTAGGCTTTTAACAAAAAACCAACAAGAGCGTCTTTGGAAATTCGCTGTTGTTCACCGCTTTTAAGGTTTTTAATGCTCACTTCTCCTTTTGCCAGTTCGTCTTCTCCAACTATCGCAAGAAAAGGGATTTTCTTTTTGTCGGCATAGTCAAACTGTTTTTTAAGCTTAGTGAAATCGGTGTAAATTTCGGTAACCACTCCCGCTTTGCGTAACTCTTTAACAATGGGGATTGTAAATAGTACCTCCTTGTCGCCAAGATTGGCAAAGAGAACTTTTGTTCCTTCAACGGCATCGGAAGGGAATTTATCAAGCGACTGAAGCACATCGTAAATCCTGTCGGCCCCAAATGATATGCCTACTCCGGAAACATTGGGCAAGCCAAAGATTCCTGTGAGGTCGTCATATCTTCCTCCTCCGCAAATACTTCCCATTGCAGTATCCTTTGCCTTTACTTCAAAAATTGCCCCTGTATAGTAATTGAGCCCCCTTGCAAGAGAGAGGTCAAGCTCAGTCTCCTGATCCACTCCTGCTGTTTCGATGAGGTTAAACAAAGTTGAAAGTTCGTCAAGACCCAGGGTGCCAATTTGTGAATTCGCAAGTATAGGTCTCATTATCTCTATCTTTTCACGGGTAGTACCTTTAAGAAGCAGTACCGGTTCGATTATCTCTATTGCCTTACCGTCAATTCCTTTTGAAACAAGCTCCTCTTTAACAGCCTCTATTCCTATTTTGTCAATTTTGTCAATGGCAACAGTAATATCAACAAGCTTATCCGGATGGCCGGCAATCTCTGCAATGCCGGACAGCACTTTTCTGTTATTGATTTTAATGCAAACATCCAACCCGAATTTTCTAAAGACATCGTCAACAATCTGGACAAGCTCAAGCTCATTGATGAGAGAATCGCTTCCAACAACATCAACATCGCACTGGTAGAATTCACGGTATCTTCCTTTCTGGGGCCTGTCTGCGCGCCAAACCGGCTGAATCTGATATCTTTTGAACGGGAACACCAGTTCGTTCTGATGCTGAACAACAAATCTTGCGAAAGGCACGGTGAGGTCATAGCGAAGACCCTTTTCGCAAACTTTAAGCGAAAGGGAGTTGCTGTTTCCAAGCATTGCCGGCTCTATTCCCGCAAATGCATCGCCCGAATTCAGGACTTTAAACAAAAGTTTATCTCCCTCCTCTCCGTATTTTCCAAGTAAAGTTGAGAGATTTTCCATCGAAGGCGTCTCAATTGGAGCATAGCCGTAATGTCGGAAAACAGAGCGTATTGTGTTGAAAATATAGTCTCTGCCTGCCATCTCTGCAGGTCCGAAATCTCTTGTCCCCTTTGGAATAGAAGGTTTTTGTGCCATTTTAATTCTGATTATCTGTGCGAGCCGCAAAGTTAAGAAAAATCCTTAATGTAACGGTCAATTGCTGACGCTGCCTTCCTGCCGGCACCCATTGCGAGTATAACTGTTGCTGCTCCGGTTACGGCATCTCCCCCGGCAAATATTCCCGGCCGAGAGGTTTGTCCATCGTCATTTGCCACAATGCAGTTCCATTTATTGGTATCAAGCCCCGGTGTTGTTGATGCAATCAAAGGATTTGGCGATGTTCNNGATTTGGCGATGTTCCAAGCGACATAATCACAACATCTGTCTCAATTTCGAAATCGGAATTTGGGATTGGAACAGGAGAACGGCGGCCGCTTGAATCGGGCTCGCCAAGTTCCATCGATATACAACGGATTCCCCTTACCCATCCTCGCTCATCTCCAAGAATCGCAACAGGATT